CTAAGTTGAAGCTGTCAGATGAAGGAGAATATAGTCACAGATATCATCAATAGCTTGAAAAAGTTCTGCTGAGTCAAATGAACCATCATTATTCAAGATTATGTTTTTAGGGTCGAAATTTTGCCAATACTGTCTTTGGGTAAAGGTAAAACTCTTTGAATCTATATGCGAAAATGTCTCGATAACGCCATATGGTTCGCCATCCATCCCTTCACCTGTACGAGTATTAACGTAGAAGGACGCAATAATCTCGGACATAGCTGCCTGATTTTTCTCTATTCGAACACTAAGGCCGCCTGCTTCTAATTTCTTCCGAATAGATGCTATGCAAAAATCATCATAAAACTCATTACCTTCTATAATGATGACATCGTAGTGTTTTTTGGATTCTAGACCCAAAATGCTTGGAAAAAAATCCTCTCTGTGGAGAATGTATTTTAAAAGAGATTTCAAATCTTCAGTAAAATTGAATATCCGACTTTTTTCAGGATGAATGACGTCGGCCTCATATATAAGACCAGAAGCAATAAGTTTATTAAGCGAACGTAGATTTAGCCCATTTTTTTTAGAGGTAAGGTCTAACTGTGCAGCAGCTGATGATGTAAAACCCTTAATTGGGGAGTTTGTCATAATGTATAGCTTGCGAGCATACTCAATATCAAAACAAGTTAACTCGCTCAATATATGGATGAAAAACAATTTTTCATCGTCACTAAGACAACTTCGAGCCAGACTGACAGTTAGGCGAATGTAGTATTCGGTCTTTTTATCTTCATCATCAAGCACCAACTTTTTGATCAAAGCAGAGAAATGTTCCCGGGAGATTTCTACTTCATCTTCGCAGACTTCACCTATACCCATAATGTAACGATCGAATCGATCACGGCATAACTGGGCATTTATCTCCGAAAACACCTTAAAAAATTGCTCTACTGCCAGTACGTGAGGCCCAGCAACCGGCACCATTTTGGCAAACGCTAAAGCTGCATCTTTCACTACCTTTCTGTGTTGCATCACACCTTTAGACAACGTTGTCATAGTCGTACGCCTTGCATGGCTTCATGATTTATTTCTTTGAAATCATATCCGAAGTGCTATGAGGGCTACAACGACTAAGTAAATGTGGCTTGGTCCCAGTGAGATACACGCGGTGGTGTTAGTTCTCCCGAGAACAATGGCGAACTTCCGCTTTTCGCTCATAGCGGACCTTATTTTTAGGCAAGGCCATCATGTTTTTCTTTCGAATGCGTTCAGATGCAGACCGGTTCGATCATCTTTAATCCTGTTGATGTTTCGAGGACGCGGGTTCAACTCCCGCCAGCTCCACCAATCATGATTGGACGGTGATAGGACATCACCAGCAATAACAGGAAGTTAGCAGTCTCAGCAGGACACCGACCAGACGGTGAGGGGACAAAAAAGGATACGCAAAGGAGCCGCGGCTCCCGAGTGATAAGAAGCCCGCTGATGCGGGCTTTTTTATGGGCTTTTTACACCGGCCTATCATCCGCGCCTGTGCTGGTGATAAAGAAAGTCACCCTGCCCAGGACTTCGACCTCTTCCGCTGCGTCGCCTTCTATCGCCTCGCCGTCCTCTGTGATTAATGCTTTTCCCAGAAATCGTGCAAATTGCGTCTGACCGCCACTAAGGATCAGCAGAACCTGCCCCTGCACAAGTCGGGTGACCGGCTCGATCACCGCAAACCCGGATGACGTCTCAAGGATTCTGCTGTCGATGCCAATTCCGCAAATGGTTTCAGGGCAGAGCCTGCGCTCTACATAGTCTGTTGCTGGCGATACGAATCCCATCAGATCACCCTCCCCATGTTTCTCATCATCCAGAGCCGGTTCTGGCTGTCATCCGGCGTCTTGTCGACGAAGAACTCCTGATAACGCTCTATCCACTCGTTGGCGTCGTCCGACGTGAAATGCCAGTTCCTGGCGCGCAACTCACGGATGAAGTCATTCGTATGAAGGCACTGATAACCCTTAGGGTTTAGCTGTATTGCAGCGACAAATGCGCTGTGAATGTCGTTTTTGCGGGGCATGATCTGCACTCCTTTTTACTGTTTTTATATACAGTAGTTTTAAAGGCGGTGCAGATCAAGTGGTGAGGATTTGTTTGTTCATTTAGCGACAGGCATCCTTGCCTTACTTCCATCACCCAAGGGGGTTATCTGAAAGCTATACGTACTCGCTTAATTATTACATCACCACCGAAAGTGCTCGTTGATGCGTAGCCGAACTTAACTTTGCTGACCATCGAAGAGGACATGCCGGTGATCGTGTGGGTGTTGGTATTTCCCACCTTGTACCCGTCCTCCGTACGCAGCCTGGCTATCTTGCTCGGAATATCAAGAGAATGCCTGAACTTACAGACATTACCTGCGACGAGTGGGTATGTGGCGCTTGATGTAAGGTCTGACGCCACACCGCCACTGGATACGGTTCCCCTGGTCTGCAGGCTGGCGGTAACCTGATACTGCGCTCTGTCCCCGGTGGTTGCTTCTCCAAGCGTTACGACATAACACTGTCCTGACGGGCCGATGAAATCAATTTCTACGGAGATCCTTTCGAATGAGAGGCCAGGCTCCATAAAATCAGCCGTGTCGATATAGGCCCGGTTGGTTGCCCCAAACTTTGCCCCGATGACGTTGTTTTTAGCATCACGAACGTACTCGATCCCGCCGTTAATAAACGTCAGCTTGTTAAACAAGTTTGAGACTGCTGCTGATTTTGGACTCAGATGATTGGATACGTTTAATTTACCACTGACGAAATCAGCCACAATGTCATAGCTTTTTTCTTTCCCGCCAGTACTGCCAAACCAGTAATCAACAGGAGCGGTATAAATACGTGAACTGGCTTTCGCTGTAGGGTGGTTCTGACCATTACCGCCATCACCCTCAGTGTTATAGACGTCATGATCGGTTAATACAGGAGCCATAGGGATTTCAGTCCCGGCAATTAAATCAACCCTAAGCTGACCGGAACCGCCAATTGTAGGCGTGAATAGCCCACCGAAGCGGATAATATTCCCTGAGAACACCGGGGTGGTATTATCACCAATGAAAATTGACAGCGAATCACCATTCAGCGAGAAGAAAATCTCCATATCAACAGCCGGCGCAGCGCCATCAGCGAGTTGGTTAAGCGTAATACCCACTGACGTTCCGGTGTAGACCTGAACATGCCATTTAGACATCGCCGTATCGTATGCAAGCGTAACGAAGTTATTTGTCGCCTGAGAGAGAGAAAACTGAATGCCGGCAGTCATGATGGACGGATCGGTCAGGACGATTCTGGCCGAGTAACATGGCACCATATCCGTGTACGAGTACGGTAAATTCACCAGGACTGAAGTGGTTCTGCGGGCATAGCTGAACGCGCAGGCATCAACCCCATCACGCAATGCTTTAAACCTGCGGTGCAGATCGATAAAACTGGCACCGATGAATTTTGCATAGGAACGAGTCCAGCCAGCCATTGCATCACGACCAGACTGCTGGTCGAAATCTGAGGTGGCAGGGTTTTCTTTTGATGGAAGAATATTCGTGCAGAATATAATTTCAGGCTCGCTGCTGATGGTTCTCAGCTCATCCATCATTTTATAAAAGTTAGGCTGCTGGAAATTACCCGCCAGCCAACCTGCACCGTCGTTCATCCCGAAAGCAAGAATCACCACGTCAGGCTTCAGATCGTCAATATAAGACATCCAGCGTTTGGAGGTGTTGTCATACCATGGATAGCCAGAATTCGGAGTGCTAAATACGGGTTCGTTTCTGCCTAAATCGTAATAACGCATCCCACCAATGGCGCGGTTAATAAATTCCGCCGTTGGGTTAATCTCCTGCACCTTTCTACGAAGATAGGATTCAAATAACGACGTGATATTGGCCGTGTCGATATTATAGAAGCTGCTGAGGCTATCCCCGATCAGCACTACTTTAGCACCATGACGGCAGAGTCTGTTTTTCGTAGCCTCAGTCGCATATCCAAAGGACATTGGCGCGGGATCTGATGCGAGGATATCGCTGAGCGTCTTTCCGTATACCGTTCCCACCATGGATGCGCCAGTGGATTTTGCCAGATCGGTGCGTGTCGCAGCATCTCCAACGCTCACCCACTTCCCGGCACCAATGCCTCTCGCGGTGGCTGGCGTCGAACCGCTGGCGACAACTTTAGGGAATGCGCCATCCCAGCGATAGTAATCACCATCACCGTCCGGTAATTTCCAGCGCAGGGCCTGGTTTGGAAGTGTAAGTGTGGCGCCCGTTTGAAAGGAATCCATGGTGGTATAACCTACACCGGCGATGGCTTTCTTTCCATCTTCAGTGATTTTGTTAATTGCAGCCAGTGCAATGCCCTCAAGCCCAAACCATGTGCGCCGGGATCTGCCAAAGCGGTCATGCCAGATTGCGGCTGTAATGCTGTTCATCGCACTGTCGAAATTCTGGGCGTTATCATAAAGATCGCGTGGGTCAACTGAACCTAATGGATTGTTAGTACTGTATGTAGTCATTCTTTCTCCGCGCATAAAAAAACCCGCCGAGGCGGGTTAGATAATATTTAGGTTCTGTTAAGCGACGTCGCCTGGATACGTGGCATCGTCATAGGCATATTTTCCCGGGTGATACTGAATTGCCGTCACCTGGCTGATCCCATCGTTGCCCGGCGTAATTTCCCCAATCAGTGCGTCATACGGGACACGAACAGACGAACAAAACAGCAGGCGCGGCGGCTCGATGTACGCATCGTTCATCGCCCACAATTCCGGCTCCAGCGCTGCGCTGTAAGGCACCGAGAGGGTGTAATCGTCAATGCGTGTCGGCACGACCATTGCCGATGCCCGGCCATCCTGATGCCGGATAATCACGCGCGGGTTCTGGAACGACCAGTCTGGCGGCTCACTGAGTGTCAGGGTTATTTTGCTACTGTCATACTTCATATCCGTAATCAGGCAGCTCAGCGTCTGGCTGCCCGGAATGTCGTCGGCCAGCACAATGCGGTCCATGAACTCATAGCAAAGCGCATCCATCTCGGTTGATGTCGTGTGCTGCAGGCGTTGCAGCTGGTAGCCCAGCAACCGGCGCATGCCGATACGGTAAGCGCGGTCCTCATCCAGAACGCCGTCCAGCGTGTAGCTCTCAACTTTCACAGGTGTAGGGCTGCCAGGCTGGCGACACTGCACCGTTTCTTCTGCCCAGGTGGTTCCGTTGATGTAGGTCACGTCCACGCCATCGTAATCGTCCTGCGACGGGGCTTTGAACGCGGTCTGTAGTTCCTCGGTGGTTTCCTGCGGGGTGATCATGCCTACCCAGGGTTTAATCCCATCCCTGCCGGCAGAGGCCAGTCCATCCGACAACAGGAAGTACCCCATCCCGGCATTGGTTATTTTCTGAAGAACCTCAAGCGCTGACTTACTCTCACCGCTGGCCCAGTCGAACTTTTCGCCGCGGGGAGTCCAGTAAGTTTGCTCCAGCGCGTTAATCGCCGCCGTGTCAATCTGGCTGGCCGTGAACCCCAGCGACTCCAGGACGTGGTAAAGCGCGCCGCTGATACTCCGCGCTGCTTTGCCGCCGCTGTAGATCCGCGTTGGCGTGACGCTTATCCGGCGATCTGACATAGCTGCCAGACGGTTACCGGTGCGTACGGTCAGCGCCATTGTGGTGACGCCTTCGTACTTCGTGGGACGTTTGCTCAGGCGTGAGCGCAGCGCCTGCCAGAACACCTGGTCACGTGTGCTGCCGCCCTTAACCGGTTCGGTGCGTCGCATGCGGATCTCATACTGTCCCGGCGACACGTTGTATCGATGCGTAAATCCGATCTGGTTTTCGGTGCTGCGCGAATAGAACGGAGACTGCTGCGCCCAGGTGGTGGTTCCCACCTTACGATACTGGATCACCAGGCGTACCGGCATGGACCGCTTGTTTCCTTTGTCGGTGTAACGCACCAGGCCGCTCTGGAAGTTGATATTCACCTCGAAGGCATCCAGTGTTTCGCCATCCGGGCACGCCAGAAACGGGCCGACCCACTCATAGTCGTCGCTGACACCTGTCACGGTGGCATCCAGTAGCGTGCGCTCGGTGAATCCAGGCCAGGATGGATCAGGCGTAGTAATAGTCTCACCTGCCGGTCCAGTGGTGACCGTTACCCGCTCTACCGTGATTGTCTGGCTGTCGATAGCCGTTATACGGAACTGGTTCCCGGCCAGCCCCAGAGAGAAGCGCTGAATGCCCTCTGGCAACCCGGTGAACGGTGTGCCCGCGGCGCTGTTGTAGGCCAGAGTGATGTGCGCCCTGACTTCCGCTGTGCCGCCCGTTGATTTCACGCCAGCCTTATTGACCGGCATATCACCGAACACAGAAGCAGGTAACGGACTGTTGGTGATGGAACCGCCAGCGAACGGGCTGCTTGCCTCGCCGATTTCAAGACGCCCACTGTTATCCCGGGCAGTCAGGCCGGAGCCGGATAGCTGCGAGGTGATGGATGACACCAGGCCAGACATGGTGACGTAGTTGGTTACCAGAGATACCGGGTAAGTGGTGCCCTGCCAGCTAATGCTGAACGTCACCGGCGCGGTACTGAAATCGTAGGTAGTCGGCGCGGCGCTGGCAGTTATGGTTGCGGCACTGCCACCTACCCCCGGCACCGCCGGAACGCCCGGGGCATAGCTGGCGATCACCAGGTCGTAGTCGTTGCCGTTATAGTTCAGCGTCAACGGCATTCCGACATAAGGTGCAAGTTCGTCTATCCCGCCATAAATGACGCTGTAACCGCCGGAGGACACAACGGTATAGGAGTTGGGCGCAAGCACGGTGATCACCGTTCCGACTGTCCAGGAAGGCGGGATCTCCTCATCCCCGCCGGATGCCGATACGTCAACCAGGGTGATGGTGTTGGCTGACACGACCAGAGCATCCGCGATGATACTCACTGTTTCCGGGCCGCTTGAACCCAGATCCAGCCCGGCGGTACCGGAACCTGTATTCCCCACCTCAGGTGAGTTGAACCAGTTTTCGCTGCGAGCGTCACCGGATACCGTGGCACCAGGCGGATAAAGGGTGTAACGCACATCGGTACCGAACGCTGAGATCGGCGTGTTGCCAATTTTGATATCGGACTGGTTAATCACCATGTCGCCGACACCCACGCACAGGAACATGCTGGTTTCCATGCTGGTCTCGTTGACGAACCGGCTTACCGGTTGCATCACGTAATCAGGCCAGACTCGATATTTCCCGAAAATTTCCCGGATTGCAGCTCCCAGTTGAGCCGTATTAGCTTTAGCCGGGTTGAGGTCAATTTGGTCTCCATTACCTGGCTGAGTGCCACTGCTTCCAGGCTGAGACATTGAGCTAATCATGTAGATAGAATAAGCAGCCGAGGCTACAGCGACGGCTACCGCCGTCCATACCAGCCATGCAGGAGCCGCTGGTCCAAACGGGACGGGGAAAATGCGAACGTCATCATCTGGGCTAATAATCTTAGAGCCCCAGTCGCTATGGGGGATAGAGACACCATTCAAATCTACTGACACTGGATGAGTCATTTCAGGTCGCCAGCCATTCACATTTTTTCTGAACCATTCAGAAATAGTGGTGCTGGCGTGCTGATGCGTCTCCAGTGGCTCGCCTTCGAGCCGGGATGGGTAAATTCGGATCGTCACTTATAGAACTCCACTTTGACGTACTGCCGCAGAAAACGCGCTAATGGCAGGATAGTCACGTTGCGTTTTGGGTTGGCCTCAAGGACATGCAGTACCCCATTCACGTTGACAGCGATTCCCAGATGCGTGACCAGGCCAGCGGTATAACAGGCTGCTACTGCCCCCTCTTCGGGCTCGCATTTCAGCACCTTATTTCGGAAGCTATTGCAGGTGTCATTCATCTGGCTTCCTTCGTTGATCACCCCCTCAAAAACAGGCCAGTCAGGCAGACCGAGATCTCGTCGCACTTCATGGATTACGCCGTAACAGTCGAGAATCGGGTAAACTCGGCCACCCATCCGCCATGTAACGAAGAGGTATTTTTCAGGATTAAAACGAGCGTCTTTGCAGGATGTATTCGTTTTTGAGGCGCTTGATAAGTTCATAATTCGACTACTTAATCTCTTTTCAGCCTCTGCTTGTGTGATGAGATAGAGCTGGTCATGACATTCATGGTGGATATTTCGAGGATTCTCTGACGGCAGCGGGTTGCCAGTGTTGTATTTAGCCATGATGACTTCTCATTGGAGGTAGCGGAGGCCAGGGAAGTTCGGCAGCGTGTAGCGGTAGCGTGGCCACGCCGTATCAAGAATGTTCATGTAGCCGGCGGTTATTTGCACCTCTGTCGCTGTCCAATACCCTTCCTTAATCGCAAGAGTAAAAGGTGGGGTAGCTGGCGCTGACAGGTCGGTGGACAAATAGCGCCGAAATGTCAGCCTGGCATCGCTCAGGTTATCCAGCGCGTTGCGGATGGCTGTCGAGACAACCCCTTCGATATTGCTTATGGCAAATTTCAGGTCTTGAGTGCCGTCTGCATTACGCGCCGGTAACGCAACATCAATGGCTGAGGCAAGGAACGTTGCCTGAGAGCCATTCTCCAGCGTCACGGTAATGTCATCCCAACCGCGTGTCAGCCAGTAATTCTGGCCGCCAACAGTGATCTGCAGAGTGTCCATGATCACCTCTTCACCGCCGCTGGCATAAAGCCTGTCCAATATTGTCATGCTTCGGGCCACTCCCTGTTTAATGCCACATCTATGATGTCGGAGCCCGCAACCAGTCCAGGGAAATTACCCCAGCCAGGCGGGAGTAAGGGTCGTTCGTATAATTCAAGCTCGGCTGAGTAGCGCCAGAAGTTACCGCCCTCCAGATCTGGGCCCTGGTAGATATCCGTAAAGCGGCAAACTTTTGCCGCCTCTCCTCCGGGCGTGCGCAAGTTCATGTTGAACCAAGCTGCGCCATCGGTAATCGCATCGCGGTACCATGCCTCAAACGCCTGAGCTTCAGAATCAGTCAGTAGCCAGGATACAGTGGCAACAGTTGGTATTGAAGTATAACGCCGACGCTGTCGCGCTCTCCCGCTGGTCATTTGTGTCCTGGCTATAGGGCTGACAGGACGCAGCCCGTAGCCTTCCTGTAGAGGTACAGGTAATGCGTCGTGCGGATAGTTAATGCTGGTTGAAATAGCCATCAGCGTTTTTTCCTTCCTACCGTCCACCCGCCGTTAAGCGCCTTGGATGCCTTTCCCGTTCCGGCTGCCAGATCATTGGTGGTCATCTGGTACCCTAATTTCGCGCCGCGCATCACCGCACCTTCAATTAGCTTTAAGGTTCGCTGGTCGGGATCGCCGTGAATTTCAAGGGGTATATTGATGTTTGGGGCCTGACCGCCAGTGGACTGCCTACCAACACGGTCAAGCGTGGCATCCAGCTTTGCGCTGGTTTTGGCTGTGGTTACACGCTCACCTTTTTGTAAAAGCCATGTTCCCGTTTCTGGTACCGAATCTATCCCATCATGAGCCTGACCTTTAAGGACTGTGCTGACACCCAGCATCAACACCCCGGCGCTGGCCGCTGCTGCTGTAGCGGCTGGGCCTGCCAGAGCGGGTCCTACATACGGAATACCGATCATGGCAGTAAATGCCTGAAGGGCAGCCATGGCGACCTGGGCGGCCGCATACTGGAGAAGAGCGGCACCCATAGACTGAATGAACGTGGAGGCGAAGTCTTTTACGTTCATCTTACCGGTCTCAGCCCACTCAACAATCATATCGGTAAGGCTGCTGAATGCCAGAGCGCCCACCTCCTGCATGTTGCTATACAGATCCATTGAAGCTTCAATCTGCGTAGTCAGGCCTGAAACAAAGCCAGCAGTACCATCATTCCTTAGCTGATCAACCTGTTGATAATATTCCTCCTGAATACGGAGGCGATCGGCCAGAGAGTCGTTAAGAACTTCGGTCTCTCGATCGTAAAGACTTTTTGTAATATCACCTGACTGATATTGCTTTTGAAGGTCGGACTGTCTGGAAAGGAAATCAGCCTCGATCTGCAGGCGCTCACGCATCCTCTCGCGCTCTTCATCACCAAGCCACCTCCCGGCGAGATCAATATCAAGCGATGCTTTATCGTTCTGGTTTGAAGCCAGAAGGCCCGCTGCGAACTCTGCCAATTTTATATTTTCTTCGTTCAGCTTCTTAATACCGTTGAGCCGATCTATTTCAGTAGCGAGTTGGGTGAGTCGTGTTTTCTGCGTCTCGTTCAGGCCTGTTAGTTTTCCGTCAGCGATATCAAACTGAAGGCGTTGAAGCTCAGTTACTTCAGTTACTTTCTTACCGGTCGTATCTATCAGGGCGATTTGTCGCTGATAGGCCTGCTCGGTTGCTTTAAACGCACTCTCAAATTTTTTGGCTCCAGCGTCAGGGGTTGTCTTTCCGTTAGTTTCGTTATCGCCAAGTTTGAAGCTTTTTTTAGGTGCACCTGATACGGTAGCAGGGCTAAGAGGGAGGTTATTAATAGATTTAATTAATGCAGCCCGGCGCTCAAGTTGCTCAAGCTCCGCTCTTTTCCCGGCTGTATCCATGCCAATTCGGTTTACGCCAGCCAGGAAACCTTGGTCATTCAGGTCTGCCTGAAGGTTTCTTATCCGCCGCTCAATTTCATCAAGGGATACATTTGCTCCTACGGATTGTCCGCCTTTATAAAGGTCAATCAGCTTACCAGCTTCAGCGCCTACCTTTACAAGCCATGTTGCAAGATCAACAACGCCACCTACCAGATCGGTTATCCCCTGAATCACTGCCGGGTCTTTAAACACATTACCCATGTCGGTGATGGATTTCTGCAGCCCCGATAAATCAACGCTAGCCAGGCCTGTAGCAAGTTCAATTTTTACTCCATTGACCTGAGTTTCCATGTCTTCAAACAGGGAATTAACTTTTACTAATTTTTCAATATCAGCGTCATCAGGCGCTACGCCGAATTTCTTGGCAGCATCCATGTACTGACGGAGTTTCTCACCTCCCTGATCGAGCAGAGGCAATAATTTTGATAGGTCGTTGCCGAGGCTTTCAAGGATTGTCGTCTTTTCTGCGTTGGTATTAATTTTCCCAAGCGCATCACTGATAGCCAATAGTTGCTTATCAGGTGTTTCTCCTGCTAGCTTTTTGGCTGATAAGCCTAAAGAATTTAAAGCGTCTACTGCTTCGCCTGATTTATTAAGGACTGCATCACCAATTTTGTCGCCAATATCTTTGAAAATATCAGCCATCTGATCGCCAGAAACTCCCGCTTTCTCAGCGGCGTACTGCCACGCCAGCAAAGACTGGGTAGACATATTGAGCGACTTAGCCCAGCGATCTGTTTCAGTAATTTGCTTTGATGTTGTTTTTAAAAGATTAAAACCAGCAACGCCGACCCCAACAGCAGCAGCGCTTGCCGCTGTAGCAAATCCAGTAAAAGCTGTTGCCACGGCCTTCGCATCTTCTTGGACTTGCTTTCGCCATTTTTGTGACGCCCTTTCAGCTTGGCTAAGTCCGCCAACGAACCCGCCAACTTTGGCTATCAGATCAATTGTCAGTGTACCGAGGGATTTGCCAGCCATCTAAACTCCAGATATAAAAAAACCCAGCCTGAGCTGGGTTTTTGGTGGGTAACCGTAATATCATTGCGTGTTGAAATTTCGGTTCAACTTAAATGTTATTGATTGGTTATTTGCTTCAAGGATCTCCAATATCGCTCCCTTGTAGCGAATCGTTTTGGACTCAGAGAGATCATATTCAACCTCATTTGAAAAAGCTGGACGGGCCAACCCATCAGAGTATTCCCTGTAGCCAATATTTATTTTATTTCCAACCTTGCCATTATAGATCAGCGTCTGCTGGAAAGAGCTTTTAACCGATGAATTTAGCTTGACCTTGCTGAATGATTTACCTGTATCGCACTTTGTTCCGTTAAATACGGTGATGATGCAAATTTCGCCAGAGTTTTTTAATTGAATATTTTTAACAGGATCGTTAATCATTGGCCTGTTAGGTATGATTACGCCAGTCCGGCTATTAATCCCACTGTAAAATTCTGAGTCTCCCTTTTGACCAACTTTAGCGTAGTCACCTGCTGGGATAACATAATAAAAGCTTTCACCAATTTGCGTCGACTGCTCGAAATGAATGGCATCACTACTTGAGTCTACGCCCTGTTTAACCATTTCCTCGCCAACATAAGTTGTTGTAGAAGTATTCAATGGCGGAACGCTAAAGCTCTTTTCCTGAGGAATGTAATTGTAAACTGGAGCAGTACAGCCAGACAGTAAAAGCGCTCCAAGCGCCAAAGCTAAAACCTTTTTCATTAATTGTTCCCTTTGATTGCAATCGGAAACATCTTAACCAAAAAGCACCTCAAGGCAAGTTAGCGAGCTAATTTGTTGATCTCAATCGACCGGGAGATGGAAAACCCGCAGTTAAGCGGGCTTGGTTTATGTTTTGGTTACGGAGTGAAATCACGCCCAGGTCTTCATGGCATCCTCGAGAGATACCGGACTCTCAACAATGTGAGGCGCGAAATCACTGACGCGAAACGAAGGCGTGTCCTTCTCCTTGTTGACGTTAGCCACCACCGACGCGATCATCGCGGCTCCCCACTCTGTACGCATCATCGGGTTCAGGCCTCCGTACCTGCTTCGGTATCTGAGCCAGAGCTGGAACTCTCTGAAGCTGAGTCGCTCCTGAGCTTCAGCGATTGTTCTTCCGCCGATGCCGTTGAGGACGAGTTCGCACCAGACTTCATCTTCGGCGGTGAGGTCATCTTTCCCAGCTCATTCACCTCCTGAATGGCAACTAGCAGCGCCACCGTTAGCGCACCGTCAAGCGCGCCTCGATCTGGGTCTGCTTCACCTGTAATGTCCTTCGCAGTAAATACTGGGTTTCCAGCTTCGTCGCATACTGCCGCCGCGATATAACCAGCCACGCCGTCAATTTTACCGGCGCTCGCCTGGATGCCCTGTGTCGCAGCATGATAGCCTGCCGGGCGGATAAATACCGTGGCCGTCAGTTCCTCGTCACCCTGCTTCCAGGTAATTTCTTTCTCGATCGGGCGGCCAGTGAACGCACCCGCTTTTTTAAGGTTATCGAGAGTAAGCTGCATGTTTTATGCTCCTTTAATGCTTGGACTTTGCGGGGCAACGCCCCGCAAAACAGTTAACTGCCAGCCTGAGCCTTTGGCACCCAGACAGCAGGGCCGGATCGCTGAACCGTGGCGGAAGTAGCGACAACAGTGTTCGCTGCAAAGTCGAATGGGAAATCCGTTACTTTTCCTTTGAACACAAACCAGGTGCGGTCATCAGGAAGTGAAAGGCCATCAACGGCATCAGGGTCAGCGCCAGTTGCAACAGTTGGCTCTGACTCGCCATCAGCCCAGCCAACCGCCCAGGTCAGATCCTGTTGATTATCGGACTCAGCCAGACTGTGCAGCATGAGGTGGCTGGCATTGGCGGGATCGGCGTTGAGGGTTAATGTTGCCGCAGCCGGAGTACGCAAACCCTTTTTATAGGTACGCGTGCTGCGCTCGCTCAGGCAGGTATCTTCAATCTGGTCGGCGGGGTTTCCGCCGGGCGAAAAGGCAGTGATACACTCCACTTCGCTTACAGCTCCGCTCGCGAGAACAAAGAGCTGCGTGCCTTGAGTCACTACTGACATAGTCATCTCCGGGTATAAAAAAACCGGCTCATGGCCGGTGTGTTGATGGGTTAACGTTTAACTATCCAGTCAACGTCGAAGGAATAGCGATAGCGCTTTGTTTCCGGGTCTCTTTCCTGTCCGCCCCAGCGTGTGATGTAAGCGTACGGCTCGATGGCGTCACGCAGCGCGGCGGCGACGGCGATAACCTGGTCCGCCGTGTCGGCGTACGCATCTACCTGCAGCGTAAAGGAATCTGCATCCGGCCGCTGAGCCAGATAGTTTTCCGGCGAGCCAGTGACGTTCTGCCAGACTGCATACGGGTAAACGACAGCATCATCCTGCAGGCCGAAGGGGTAAAGGCGCACGGGATCAGCACCGATTAGCGCAGTTACCGCCAGACTGGAAGCACAGACGGAAAAGATGGGCGCGATCATGGTGGCACTCCTTTTTTCTGCGCTCGCTTGATGGCCCGCTCGAGGGATTTTTCATATTCAGTGGCAAATACGTTTATCACTTCGCTGGCACTGTTTTCCGCCGCGGGGCGCATAAATGGCTGCGCCCGCACGTTCTCGGTACCGAACTCAATCAGTCGCCAGTGCGGCGTCGGCGCATTTTTACTGAGGTCGGGGTGCTTCTTCAGGACCGCACCATGCAAAACGCCGATCCGGAAACCGAGGTTGCCGGTGGTTTTGAAGAGGCGACCATTCCAGCGCATAGCCACGTTTGCGGCAATGCTTCGCCCGGTGTGAGGATCATCAATACGACTGGCGTTAGCTTTTGCCTTTTCGACAATCACGTTGCCGGCGCGACGCAATGCCGCCCGACCGCCACGCCGACGCAGATCGTCACTGACCGAAGATAATTTTTCCACCAGAGCCTCGACGCCAACGATACTGAAATCAATGCCGTCAGCCATCGCTTATCCCCCGTGAGCAAGGCAGGGTGAGGTATTCCAGACCGCTTTTGTCGTCTTCCAGTACGCCCTGGATGTCGTAGACGCGACCGTGGTAAAGAATACGGTATTTATCGGTGACATCATCACGCCAGCGGATGGTGATCCGCGTCGTGACCTCATTCTGCCCCGCCTGCGCGGCCACAAAGTCGCGCGCGGAAAGATCGGTGACATTTGCCCACAGCTCAGCCACATCAGCCCAGCCATTAACGACCGCGCCGGTGGCCGGACTCTGCGTTTTCACAGGCTTCTGAAGCGTGATTCGTTTATTGAGCTTCCCCGCCTGCATGATCACCCCCTGGGCTTGCCGCTGAGGTAAGTATGCTGTGGAAGTTCAGCGTCACTCTCTTCCGCTACCATTGACTGGTAGATCACCGCCGCCAGAGCCTCGTTTGACTCCGTCAGTCGGTTCATCGCTGCTGTCTGGGCTGCCATTGCGGTCAGCAGCTCTTTTACCTGTTGCTCGTTCATAGGCGATTTTCATCCATTTTTTTAGCCACTCACGGCGGGCGGCACATCCTGAACAGGCCATCAGTGCCACCTCCGGTGCTGCATCAGCAGGGCTTCAACTCCAAGCGGTAGCTCAGAAGTGATATTGCCGACATTGACTGCTTCCCGGTTTGCGTACCAGTGACCGATAAGAAGCAGCATTGCTGCCCATATGCCGGAAGTGAAAAGGATCTCACGTGGCGGCATTTCCCCTTCCACTGGCGGCGTCAACGATTCCACCAGCGCGCCGTCGCAGAACTTCTCAACATAATCGACGGCCGCTGATGTGTAGGCTGCGATGAGCGAATCTTCGGCGTCGCTATCAACCCTCAGATGCGTCTTTATCAGCGCCATCTGCTCCGCGCTTATTTCCACCTTTACCTCCGGTTTTGGCTTTTGCAGGCTGCTCAGGATCGGAGGTTTTCGCCTTTTCGGGCTCAACCTCTTCGGCCAGGTGCAGTTTGACCAGCGCTTCGCCGATTTCTTTCTTCACCACGCGGGTTTCGCCCTGGGATACCGTACCCAGGTGATAATGCGAGAACATACGGAGAGCTTTAATTTTCATACATTAAACGCGGCCATTGCTGACCGCGCCCTTCTGTTATTCGCCGGAAGAAACCGCAACATCGCCAGTGACGATAGCTGCAGGACGGTAGTGCGCCAGCGCCAGGCGCTCTTCGCACAGAATGGTCAGCATGTTTTTAACGAAGTTGTCGCGATCCTGATTACTGATCTCGATAGTGGCATCCATGCGGTCCCACACCTGCGACGCCAGGCCAAATGCGCCGACGGTGAATTTACCTGCCGCCTGCGCCGTGGTTGACACCACCGGCAGACCCCACAGCACTTTCGAGGCAAACGCCTGCGGGCCGCCCATGATGTAATTGCCGTTGGCATCTTTCAGCAGCGCGATACGGTGCCAGTCTGCCGGATTCAGAATGATGCCATCGGCTTCAAACTCACTCAGCGACACCTGGTAGATGGCGTGTGCCAGAACATCGGCACCGGTATCCCCGGTCGCGTTGAGTGCGGTTTCGTAGTCGGTCGCCACCACGTTCAGCCCCTGAAGGTTGTCGCCGGTGCCATCCCCGTTCAGCATCTGGTTTTCTTCCACCAGCGCCAGGCCATACATCATGCGGGAGTTGATGTAGGACTGCAGCGCCGGGGCGTCATCCATGATCTGGCGCGACGCCTGGATCCAGTGGGCGATGGTTTTCACGTTCGCCGTTTCTTTGGTGAAGGTAATGTTACTTTCCGGCTTGAGGGTGCCTTCCGCCACTGGTGCCGCAGCGTTGGTGAACACATTTTCACGCACGTATTCCAGCGCGTTACTGGTGATGCGCCCCTGTGCCAGCAGGTCACGGACGGTCAGGCGGCGCAGACCTGGCATAAGAATACCTGGCTGCTGCTGTGGCAGAATCAGCGCGCCAGCGGAGTTAGCGCCAGAGCCGATCGCTTTGTCGAAGCTGGTCACTTTCGCTTTCGTGCGTGAGCCATCCCAGCCTTTCATCAGGTCTTCGGACACGCGCTCTGCAAAGGACTTCTGGGCGGTCTGTTCAGGCGAGTTGCCAGCCAGTTTCTGCTCAAGATCGAACAGACGGGTACCGGTGGTTTTCAGTTCATCCTGGGCTTTAGCCAGGTCGGTCTGCAGCTGCTTGTTGATTTCGCCGTTCTGGTTGATGGATTTACGCTGTTCCTCGATAAGCTCCTTCACTTCTTTCTGGGAGTTCTCGATCGCTTTTTCCAGGGATGCTAATTCAGACATGTTTTGCTCCGTTAAGGGTTCCGCAGGTTAGCGGCAAAGGAAGATATGCGCTGTGCCAGCGCGTCAATGTCGCCGCCGCCGAACTCGCTTCGGCCTGCGGACTTCACGCGGGCGATAAACGCCTGCGCTTCAGCGCGCGTAAGGCCGACTGAATCCCTCAGCCAGGCCTCCGCGTCACGAATGGTTTTAATGCCGTCGATACTCTTCATGGCGGTTACGCCCGCCAGTTCGTTGGCCGGGAAGGTACAGACACTGATTTCCCGCAGATAAGTAATGTTTTTGAAAATGAGGCCGGACGTGCCGACGGTATAATCTTCAGGGCCGACTGAAAAACCCACCGACATGCCTTCAACCGTGCCATGCTGCATGGCGGCCTTCAGATCCTCGGCCAGGCTCAATCCAGGAGTAAGCTGCCCTCGGACAAAAAGCCCCTTCTCGTCTTCGTGCATGGCATCCCATTTGCCAACAGGGATGGCTCGCGTCTGGTGGTTGAAGAACATCGCCACCTTGCGGCTCTGGTTAGCCACCACACCAGCGAAAGCACCGGGCAGAATTATGTCGCCATCGGCATCAGTGTTATTGAAAACCGATGCATACCCTTCAAACGTTCCCTTGCTGCCGTCGCCGGTAAATTTGATTTCGGTCTGGTCGAACGCCAGCGTCTTCTGAATATCAGGCATCATGGCCCCCATAAAAATTAAGCCCCGTCGGAGCGGGGCTTATTGTCTTTTCCAAGTTGATTTAATGGCACGTTCTGGGACTGAAGGTAAGGAATATCACCGCCCTGAATAGGAGGCCGGTTGTCCAGACGCCTGGCCTCATTGATCGTCAGGAGTGCGCTGCCAGTCATGGTTTTGAAATATTCTGCGCGAGCTGTGGAGTCACCGCGTAGAAGCCCGTCAAGGTTATGTTCAGCATGCAGCCTGCCTTGATCCGCATCTTTAACGAGCCATCGCTCAATGCTGTATTCCCAGCGATCAAGGTAAGGCTTGAGGGTGTACTGTAGAAAGCCGAGGTTCTGCTGTTCGATGCCGCTTCCCCATGACGTGGTTTTCTCAACATCGCCCACCAAGTGAGGAGGAACGCCATAAAAACGAGCCAGTTCAGCCACCTGAAACTTGCGGGCCTCAAGCATCTGCGAATCCTGCGGTGATACGCCGATGGTTTGCGTGGTAAACCCGCTCTCCAGTATCCATAGGCGCTTTCGAACCGGCCCACCAGCGATCTCTTTAAAGTTCTCTTCAAGCTGACCGCGCTGCTCTTTGGTGAGCACTTTTCCGTCTGTCATAAGAATCTGAGGTGATTTCGCGCCGTTTGCGAAGAATTCTCGCTGATTGTCTTCCATGGCAATGGCCACGCCTGCGGATTTTGCGCTAAATGCCAGTGGAGAGAGACCCACCAGGCCATTGAATCCAAAACCTTTCAGATGAAAAATTTCTTTCGGCTTAAAATCCGCATATTCCGTATCGCGCTTATAACGGTAGATAACATTTTTCCCGTTATCGCTGAGGCGAACGTCCATATTGGCGCTCATCAGCGGCAACATGCTGATCACATCGCCAACACTGTTTCTCTCTACCAGCGCATAAGCGTTCCCGTAGGCGCACAACTGCATTGTCATGGCCTCGCGAAATTCCAGTGCGGTCATGAAATTATTGGGGCGAAAGCGAAGAAGCTTAGCCAGCGGGTTACTGTTGTCTGCTTTCCGTCGCTCATCATTAACGGTTTCGTAAACGTCCAGAGGAAGCGACGCAGTAACGGTTGAAATAAGCCGGATGCAGGCCCACACCGTGCTGATTTGCATGTTTCGCTCATCAGTAACAACGGATTCTCCAACGACTCCATGCGCCGAAGTGCCAGCCATCTGAGAGCCTTTGTCCGGCGACACCAGTCGACCACCGGTAAGAATAGAGGCCATCCGGGCCCAGAATGGCGAACGTGTCCGCAGGTCAATGCTGTAATCGGTATCTGCCATGTTAAACGCTCAAAAAGTTGTAAATGAAATCGTTAACGTCGCCCTGCTCTTCAACCTCATCGCTATTTTGCGCGCCGATAGACATAGCCAGCGCGACCATTCCATCAATGCGCCCGCTGGATTTGCCTTTTACAAACTTGCGGTTTCCGGCAGGATCGGTGATGACCGTAGCGTTCTTTGCGCACATTTCCAAAATCGGATGGTTCCCGTGCTTCAGTTGAGCGCCAAGAAGCTTGGTTTCAAGCTCCCTGAGTGCAGGCGACATGGAGACAAAACCCTGTCCGAATTCAACGAATCGCTCGAGCTCCGCCTCAGTGAAACCGGCGTCGATGAGATGGGGGCGAAGGAAACGCATGTTGTAGCGGTCGAACGCCAGCGCCCTGACGTTACAGATATCAAAAACGCGCCGCAGCTCGCGGGCAATAAAGGCATACTCAATGGCTTTGCCTGGCGTTGTGTTCAGCCAGCCCTGCCTCGCCCAGATGTCATAAGGCACACGATCGTTACGTGCCTTATCCGCCAGACCTTCCTCAGGTAGCCAGAACTTACAGTGCACATCGCCCTGGGTTGTGTTGAGCACCAGCGCTGTCAGGTCCGACACACTGGAAAGGTCCAGCCCGCCCCAGACAGTAGCGCCCGCCAGTTCGCCGGGTTCCTCTTTATTCATGTGCCAGACGGTCTGGCTCACGAACGGGCTTTTCGCCTCAACCCTGCGGTTTAGTACAAGGTTCTCAAACTCAGCCTGGCGCGACGGCAGGCGTTTTGCGCTGGCGGCCATATCCAGCACTTCTTTCTGGTTCATGAACACATCGAAGGCCGGGTTTGCCAGCCTGATGGCTTCAACAGAGAAAGGATTGATATCTTCCGGCGCGGTCTGGAGCCTGACCACCGTTCGCGGATCGGCCCCGGTCAGGCCATCATCAATCAACAGGCTGAGCAGGTCGCTCGCATCGGGTGCCTGGGTGCTGATGATTACCGAGATAGGGTTATCCTGAGCAGCGGTCGCCGTTTCCAGCGCTTCATAAAGCGGGTCGCGCGGCCCGCGAACCTGCCCCAGCTCATCGTGGGCGACAAATCGCGGCGAGAAACCGTAGGCCGTGGTGGCCTCGGCGCTCAGTGCGCGGTAATAAGAACCCAGTTCAGGGCAGTGAATTTCTTTTGCTGAATCCTTGATCGCCACGTACTGCATGAGCACCGGATTCATCCGGCACATTTTTGAGGCCAGGTTAAACAGAATGGCCGCCTGGTCACGCGAGCGTGCGGCAGAATACAGCTGCGAGTTCGGCGCCGCCTCCGGCCCCACCAGGTAGAGCAGCATCAGCATAGCGGTTTCAACAGTTTTGGCGTTTTTGCGCCCGCGGCTGATGATTGCGCGACGTGTGCCATGCCTGTTGTCGAAAATGGCCCTGAAATCGTCCTTCATGAACTCAGCCATTTTCAGGGGCTGGCCAACAAACTTACCTTCAGGAATAACGATATTTCTTTCGCACCAGAGGATATTCCTCTCGGCTCTTGTCAGAGTTTTTTTAGCCATCGAAGAGCCTTATTCAATTTCCCAGGGTTTTCTCTCCCGTGGCAGATTGTTGTTGGCACGGCCTACCGTTTTGGGATCGGCAGTCGCCTGCCGGGTGATTCGCAGCCGCGTCGCCAGTGAGGACGCAGAGCGCACTTCGCGTTCGCGCATGGTGAGCAATTTGTCGTAGCGCTTCAGTCCATCATCCCGGGCCAGCCACTCCAGCTCGAACTCTTCAATCTGGGTGGTTAAGAGCCGCGCCTGCACCACATGTCGGCAGTACATTTCCAGCATATCGCGGTGCGTTTCGGTAAATGAGCTGGCCGGGTTGTCATTGACCAGCCGGACCCAGACGTTTATCTCCGGATCGCTCAGATGGATGGACGGTTGTAGCCTGCTTTCAGCCAGTGCTGGCAGCGAGACAGCAGACGTCGCAGCCAGAGACTTTCTGCCTCGCTGTGCCATCGCGTTTTTCCTTTTTTTCTGGACGTTTTTAAAAATGAAACTGGGAGCGCGGTCTTTAAAAGGCTATCGCCAGGGTTTTACCCTCCCCCCCGCCGCCACATCACCGATATGAGAATGAATCTTATTTCTCGATAATCCGCATGTTATTGCGGGAGGGGCTGCTGGGCGCCAGCCGTTCGCCGAAATCGAGCGGGAAGGACAGGCTGACAGTTGGCAGCGTCTCGCCGACTTCATGGTTGAAGGTGATCGCGGTGACGGTTTTAAAGCTCAAACCATCAATGCTCAACTCCACCAGCTTGCCATCGCGGTATTCAATTTTCAGGTCTTGCATTGCGTGCTCCTGTTACCAGATAACCCGGCCATCATTGCCAAACTCGGTTACCGTGCCGCCATTCTCCATGCGTTGCTTAACCGAGTCGTGGCAGCGTTTGCAAAGTGACTGAAGGTTGTCCGGGTCGTGAAAGAGTGTCTCATCCCCCTTATGAGGTTTGACGTGGTCAACTATAGAGGCTGAAACCACCTGGTTGCGCTTGAGGTGAAACTGGCATAGTGGCTGCTTCTGAAGCTGATGATAACGGAGCTTATACCAGCGCTTGGAGTTATAAAGATGATGCCAGGGTGAGTTGGATGCCATGGATTTAATCCTGAATATGCTGTAAATCACCGGACCTCAGAACAGCAGAATCAACATCGAGTAAGCCTAGCCGTTGAGGAAACTGCATTTGACTCCTGTAGGGCATATTTGCAATGTATCCTCTACGGGGGTTAAGTTGGGGTAGCAACAAAAAACCACCAGCGAAGCTAGTGGTTTATCAGATTTAAAGGAGGCTGCATTCATTTAAAGCTAAAAAATAATTCTCAAACCGCTAACTCTTGATGCTCTGCCATTTTATATCGACCATCTTCTAAATCATAATAGCGATAACGATGCTTATATTTTTTACCTATTACACTATCAAAACTTATAAAAACCTCAACCTCATCTGGAAGTTCAGAAAATTTTAGCTGATTATCAGGCAATTGAAAAGAAGACTTAATAACGCCATATCTGAATTCATCATATCCACCAAAGGCATTAGTAAACTTTATCGACACATTACGGGCTTCCCTCTCATCAGAATATATTTGCAGCTTATATGTATATAAAGTCCCTGATTTAACGGCCCATCCAAAACCTCTAATTTTAAGTTCAGGCTTAGTTTCCGCCTCCCTAACCATTTTATTCTCGATAATTACATTTGAATCAGCTAAAAGCTGCTCCCTAGCAATAGCGACCATTTCTTTATACTGATCAACTGAATTTTTGAGCTCGTCTGCTTGAAGCTTCAAAGCTTCTGTGTTTTGTTGCAACTCTTTTTGTTGTTGAATAAACCCCAGAACCAACCATAAAAAAGCAACTGGAGAGAATGCTCCGGCAAGAAAATCCCCAAACTCATTCCAACTTTGCATTAAAGACAAATTTAAGCCAAGCACTGTGAGCCCAAGAATTAAGAAATATAACACTGTGATTATTAACCCCACCCAAAATAATTTCATAGCTCACTCCATGATCAATAGAGTAAGTATTAATGATCAGTTGATGTTATTCGTCAATGTAAACATTGTTCATTGACGTACGCTTGTAGACCTTTTAACTGGCTTTTCACAGTTTCGATTCGCTCTCTAAGGGTGAAATAATCCCGTTCAGCGGAGTCAGTAAGTCGGGGGCCGGTGCCATCATCCATGCTGGTGGTGCTGGTCGCTCCGTTCGTAGTGCATCTGGCGTTGAGCTGCAGCCGACGCTTGCCAGTAGCAACATCGCGCTCAAGCTGATCAATAGTGGCTTTTGCATCCTGCAGCTCTCCGGTGTATTTGGCATCGAGCGCAGCGACATCACGCTGGCGCACCTGCATATCGGTGATGGTGGCGGTTGCCAGTTTCAGGTTTTGCTCGGCGTCGTCAGCACGCTTCTTCTCTTCACCTACCTTGCCGAGCAGGAGGTAAATAACCAGGAAGGATATAAACAGCTCAATGCCGATTATCAGCCAGGCTTTAGAGGTCATTTTTGCTCTCCGCTAGGCACATGCTGCGCTCCATCTCGCGCCGGTTCTGGAGGCCTTTCCATTTCATGCCACCAGCGTAAACCCAGCGGCGCATTTCTTCGCACGCTCCGTCGTGATCCCCTTTGTTCAGCTTGCGTAGAAGCGTGGACTTCGAGAACGCGTCAGAACCAACGTTAAAGACAAAGCTGTAAAGCGCGGCGCGCTGATATTCGCCGAGTGATACCTTCACCATATTGTCAACCGTACGCTTGGCTGGCTGAAGGTCTTTCCACAGCAACTGGCCACATTCGCTATCGGTATACTTCTTCCCTCTCACGACATCCCGGCCCGTATGGCCATCGCAGACAGTCCACACCCCGGCGACGTCTTTATAAGCTTCGTACTTACGCCCTTCTACGCCATCCCGCCCACCGAGGAACAGCGAGGCGATCAGCATGGCACCGCCACCAGCAGCGGCGATAAGTTTGTTACGCAGACTACTTGTCAGTGGCATTTAATCATCTCCCACTTTGACTGCGGGCCCGTACTTCTCAAGCGCCTTTACCTGCGCATTTGCAACTTTACGTTTGAAGTACCAGTTAATGAGTCCTGTAACGACTATCCCGGCAATACCAGCAAGTACGCCGATGGCGCTCCATTCGTCAGGACTCAGTTTTGTGAGGACGCCGTTCAGGATGGTTCCTCCTGAGGTGCCGAGGGCGACTCCGGTGACAAGTTTGCTCATACGGGACATTTCTCTCACCTCGCTGTTCGCGGGTGCTGTGTTGAAAGGATCAGGCTCTCCGGATGAATTAACGACAAAACGAGAAATGGGGGTTCCGGGAGCCTGAAATAGAAAAGCCCCGGCTGGATGCCGAGGCTTAGATTGGTTGGACTGACCTCGCGGATAATTCTAACTTACCGCCGTCCATTGGCGACGAGGCCAGTGGCGCGCGATGATATAGATAACGGTTGGCAGCTAATTAGCTATCAGTGCTTACACTGGTTGTGGTAACGGCCCACTGATTACTTCTGCTTCGCTATTGTCGCAAATATCATCGCCCTGCGTCAGATGCCAGATGCCTGTTATGGTTCGCCCCGTTTCAAGGTCTTCAGTTTCGCCGTGGGTGTAGTAGGCAATCTGAACCCTGCCGTTGTGCTGTATCCAATAGAAGCCCTCTTTCATGTATCCTCCAAGTCTAAAGTTAGAAGGGAATTATGCTCTGCAGCTAATGAGTTCGCTTACGTATCAGGTTTAGGGTGTTTTTCAGACATCCATAATGAAAATTTTCAGGTAATTGCCTAGCTACATAGTCCCTATTATTGTCATTTTATGATAACTTTTGCGTACGCGTTAGTACTTTTGCACTTGTAAAAACACAATAGTTAACATGCTAACTGTTAAGGCAATTTAATGAAAAATATACTTCACCTTTCCGACCTTCATCTTTCTCATACAAATAAAAATGGTTTTTATTGGGAAGAAGCAAAAAAAGTCACAACAAAGTTAATCCAAGACATAGAAAAAGTACAAACTGATCAACAGATAAAAATCGACACCATTTTTTTTACAGGTGATATGGTACAGGCAGGCACCAAAGAACAGTATGAATTATTCAAAGAACACATTCTGAAACCTTTAGAATATTCTTTAAATTTAACTAAAGGAAACTTTTTCTTTGTTCCAGGCAATCACGATGTCGATAGAAGTAAAGTACACTTTCTTGAGAGGAACTTAAGAGAAAGTAAAAACAAACAAAACATTGAACAATATTATGAATTAGTAAACTCAGGAAAAGAAAGCTGGGCAAGGCTCAGTGATTATAATGATTTTAATAAAGAAATGCTTACTGATTCAAAAACTATTTATTGCAATGGTGAATTATCCCTTGTACATAAAATATCCGGCAATCTTTACATCGTATGTTTTAACAGCGCATGGCTTGCAATGGATGATACCGATAATGGAAATTTACAAATAACTGAAAAACAGTTAGATTTCTTTAAGCGAGCCAAGATACCTAGTGATGCACAAGTTATTGGCTTAACACACCATCCTGCTGATTGGCTTGAATATGATGATAGAGATCTTTTCTCAAGTTATTTAGAGAAAAAGATCGATATGCTTTTATTCGGGCATATGCACACTTTTAAGCAAAAATCTGAATCAAATTTTAGCGAGGATATTACTTTATTTCTGCAAGCAGGAACCTTAGATACTAGAGAGGAATTTTGCGGATACTCAATCATTCTCTTAAGTAAAAATAATGATATTACAGATGGTAGACTACTTTATCGCAAATTTGATAAAGAAGACGATAATTTCGTTGCTTGGACTGAACGTGCAGAAAACGGTCAGATTGATTTTTCAACCCAAAACGGTTTAAAATTCGATTCCGAGAAATTTGCAAAATTTTCAGGGGAAATTTCTGACACATATAACTTTGATCTTTTAATAAATATAGGAACTCCTGAAGAACGTAAAAAGAGATTGGTTGATTTATTCACAGAACCAAACTTTATTGAAGTAAATACAGTGGCCTTAAAAAGCAAAAACATTAAATCAACCACTGACATTATTAATAGTTCAGATAACCATGTGATTTTTGGAAGCAGTAGCTCAGGAAGAACATCTATATTAAAATACATGTTTATTCACAGTTTGGATAAACAATGCAAAAAGGACTTTAGTGAATTCAGTTTCTATTTTGATGCTTCCAATCTAAATTTCTCAAGTACTTCTGCCATTTTAGGTCATCTGTGCAGACAATATTTTTCTTCGGATCTAACTACAAATTTTGAAGAAAAAGTTAAGAAAATGATAATTGAAGGTGACTCGGTTATATATATCGATAACATCGACAAGCTTGAACCTAAAAAGCTAGCGATTTTATCAAAATTTCTAGTAGAATATAAAAAGTGTAGGTTTGTTATTACTGCTGATTTTACTAACTTACCACAAATTGCATCATTGCTATCAGAAGCAGATAAAAGTGACTTCGTCGCAACTTCTATTGGTTCTCTTAGACGCTGCAATGTTCGAGAAATAGTATCGAAATGGCACGACAAAAATTCACAGAACGCAATATATAAAGAAATCACGCGGACCATAAATAATTCTCAGCTGCCGCATAATTACTTTATTTATTCAATGTTACTAGCCATTTACGAAGTTGATCATGATATTAAAGGCATATTGACTGAATCAGATATTATAGAAAATTTCATTGAGATACTGCTGAGAAAGCATTTCATGGATACCCCAGCTAACAAACCGCAGTATAAAGAATTGCTTCATTTCCTCGGGTTTGTTGGTAAGCATTTATTCCAAAAACGTCAAAACTATATTGAGAAAAACTCTTTATCAGAACTTGCTATAATTTTCAGCCGTGAAACTATGCATGATTATGATATAAATGATTACATTTCCCCTCTCATTACGAGTGGTATACTTCGTAGCGCTGATGAAAAAACATATGAGTTTTCTCAACCATGCTTCTTATATTTTTCAATCGCATATTTTATGGGCCACGATAAAGACCTTCAACAAGAAGTGCTCTCTGAAGAGAACTATCTGGCATTAGATAAGGTAGTTGAATATTACTCTTCACAAAATGCTTCAAGCCTTGATCTTTTATATTATTTAAGTGAAAGGACAACTAATCTACGCAAAACTCTTTCAGATACTATGCTTGCTGAGAAAGGCATTGACATCGAAGGAATAAAAATTGAGGAAACTAATACATTATCTGTATTAGACATGATTTCAACGACATCAGATTTTGAGCGTAAAATCGAAGATTTAAAGGCTGACAGAGAAAGCGACGACGCTAGGCTTGATAAAGTTTCGCCATTAGATGGCACCGATAAAAAAGCCGAAATGCAGAAAAGAAGTAGCGATCATAATAACACCTTGGTGAAATTAGTTGAAACTTTGTCATTGTATGCAAGAGTGTTCCGAAGCACTGAACTTTCAATGGACAGGGACAATATTCTAAAAATATTTAAAGATTTGATGGATGGATACATTTTCCATTTAAAATCGTCCTTAATTTTAATGGATGAATCCTTTATACTTCCAATAATATTACCTGCATTAGAGAAGAAGATGCAGGAAGAAGGTTTATCCCAGAAAGATAAAGATGACATCTTCGAAATATTTAAGCTAATTATATCTTTGACAAAGTCGATGATGCCAAATAATATTCAGCAGCTGATGACTAATGATTTGGCAACAAAAAAACCGAGAATCGAAAATATCATTAGAGAAGCAAAAAACAATGCTCAAAACCCGGTAGAAAAAGCCCTTCTTTCCTATGTTCTCATGGATATAAAAGATGAGAATATAATTAAATTAGTCAGTGAGCTTATGAAAGATAAAAACAAAGTAGTAAAAGAATCATTGTTCTTCAAAATAAATCAAATATTAAGAGGTAACTACGATTTGAAACGAGAAGATGCACAGACTCTAAAAAGTTTAGCCGTAGAAATAAGCAATGAACGGAAGGTGATGAAATCAAACAATCTGGCCGAGGCTTTCAAAACATTAGAGAGAATCGGCCATTAAAAAACAAATATAGCCTCTCTTAATGAGAGGCTATATTTTATTAGTTATTTTTATTATTACAGCTTAATGATTTATTTGATGTTTTTTTACACCCGGGGGATTGGGTGTTAGAAGCAATAGCAAATGATAACATCGTCTTAATAAAATCCAAATGATGCTCAGGGTAAGATTTTGTAACTTTCCTATTACCGAAGTAATCTCTTTTTAATGTGTTCATAATTAACCCCCCTTTTGTGTCATTACTATAGTTTACCGACTATGAAAACACCATAAAGAATTGTTAAATTTAAATGTCTTTCAGTCATAAGCAACTAGATGGAAAAACTCATAAGCCATTGTTTTTTAAAGGAATTAGCATCCGCGTGAAAGCCAGCACCCCTCTATAAATCCTAATGCTGACTCAACTTTTTTCCGAATAGTCCCATCCGAACATTTCAGTTGTCTAGCGATCGCACGCAATGAAACACGCATTACAAAATGAGCTATGATAATGCCATACATATCGGGCCTACGCTTACAGAGAATTGAAACAAAAAAATCTATTGTAAGGCCAATATCATCAGTACACTGCGGTCTCGATTTTTTTGCATACGGAATCAATCCCTTGAATCCCGCAGCTATCTGCTGCCAATCCAATCCGCTATTTTCAGCTGCAACCCAAGCACCCCAATGCTCCATAACTTCATACATATTACGCATGCTTTCTCCACTATTCATACTATTACTCCAATTGCCAGCGCACGATCTAAAAACCGAAACAGCAGCGTCAACTGGTCGCCGTATTTCGCTTCAAATGCCACAGGGCCAGCGTGCAACTCGTCGTGATGCTCTCTGCACAGAGGTATCACAAACAGGTCATGCGCCTTTGTACCCATACCACCCTGCCCGTGGCCTATCAGGTGGTGGGGATCGTCTGCCGGGTTGTTACAGCACATGCACTGCTGCGACTTAACCCAACGGGTGTACTTCTCGTTTTCCCAGCGGCGGCGCTTCGGCTTGAGCATGAAGGATTCCGGGGTATCTGGATCAACCTTCACCGCCACTATCTTTTTTGCTTTCTCCTGCAGCAGTTCTACCGCTGGTAACGATGGGGTTATGTCACTTTCGCGCATCACAGATTGCATGGGTTCTGGCTGTAGTCTCAGCGCCTTGATTGCCATACTTTCCGGTATAACGTCTGCCAGGCCGTTCTTTACCAACCACCAGCAGAACTCTGGCAGCGTAAGCAAATGGTCTTCACTGAAGCCAAGTTGACCGCTTACGGTCTTCAACAGCCAGGATGCCAGGTTTTTACGGGCAATGCCTGCCAGCCTTTCAGTGGATTGATCACGCAACTGGTTATCACATCCCCAGCAAAGCAGAATGCTGCCGGGTTCGTGCCGCATGATGGTGAAGTCGCTCGCGTGCCAGTCGTTATGAGGCCACTGACATTCTCGTTTTTTTATCAACCAGGCATCGAGAACAGACAGGCCACCAGCGCGCTGGATCACCCTAGGGTTTTTGAAAACAGGCTGCAAACTGGCATCCTCAGCCAGCGGCTGATGGGACTGTGGTAAGGCACCGGAAGGCATATCTGCGAGCTGCTCGCCGGGAGTTTCGATCACAACGCGCCCCTGACGGAACAGCCACATTAACTCGCTTCCGGGGCGAAAGAGGACAACACCAGCAATGGGTGCAATTTCAGGTGTCAGTAATGCCCTCACGATTTTGGCTCCGTCTTAATCCCATGAATGGCGATAGATATCTCAACCTTTCCACCGGGCACCTGCGGTCCCCACTCCACCAGCATTCTCTTAACTTGGCTGTCGTCCTCCCAAACACCAGCATGAGTGAGAGCGTCGAATAGCGCCTTGTTGTAGTTGTCGATATCCCGGCGGCGCGCGTCTGGTGGATAGAGAACGATCTCTACCGCTGCTGCTGCCGCTGATGGTTTCGGAAGGCGGCGAAGCTGTTCAATGATGGCGGCACATGCTGCGCTCTGATATGCCCTGCCCTTTGCGCTGATAAGATGCCGACCTTTGAGCGGCCCGCTGTTCGGGGCGCGCCAGTACGTGTTAACGCTTGGCGGAAAAGGTAGGATCAGCTTCATGGTTTAACCCCGCGTTCTTCCAGCCAGGCGACTGCAATCTCTCTGGCACCCTGTTCACCGTTAACAAGCGCCTTGATGATCGATGCAGCATCCATATCACATTCAGATTTGAGGACGGTTATTCCCCGCGCCGCGCCAGGCGCAACGGAGATGTACCCTTTCTTCTGAAGTGATTTCACATGGCCTGCAGCGGTGTTTCCTGATGAGCATCCAATCAATCCGGTAAGCTCTGATATGGTTGGCGGAAACCCAGTACGCTCTTTGTAGAGGTTGATGGCATCCAGCACTTCGCTCTGACGTGGTGTTAATCCGATCATGATTCCACTCCATAGCGCCCGTTCAGGCGTCCAATTTCACTGTTAAACTTCACCAGGGTTACGCCCATCGGCTTCACCAGCTCGTGATACTTCTTCAGGATCGGCGGAACAGCAGTATTCCAGCTTGGTTTAGGCTTCTGTTTAAGCACTTCTCTTATCTCCCGGATGCAGCGGCGCGCAACATCGCGGACTGCATTTTCCTGCTCGGCTGAAAGTTTCATGCTGCACGTTCCTCCGGTTTGCTGATCGACGCCACCCAGCCAGGCAAAAGCTCAACATCAGATGATTCGGCCTGATTACCCCAGTGGTGCCAGCCTGGTGCGCCGCAACGACTGAATAGCTCAATGCGTGGAACGTCACCGTAAAGCTTCTCCAGACGGAAGCGGGCCTCCTCCGGTTTCGCGCTATGCTCACCCAATGGGCTGTAGATAACCTGCTTCACGCTGGCGCTCAGTCTTTCCAGCCCCTTACCACGGGTGGCGATGAGAAGATCCTCGGTGTTGGCTCGGGTGTAGTTGCCGCCGTTCATCTTCGTCTGACCGTTAAGCAGATCGAGGAAGTCGTAAAAGTCCTCAACATTGCCGGATGCAAGTGCTTTGTTGATGTGTTGTTCTGCTAGAGGGTTGAACTTCACCCAAGTGAATCCCTTCATGGTTCGGACTTTAAAGCCCCACGCCTCAGCCAGTTCGATAGCCTCGCGGGTATGGGTGCCGGTGAACCACATAGCCAGAACAGCATCCTCGGCAGCCAGCTCCCAGACAGGCAGGCGCTTCATATCGATAAGCTTCATGGTCCCGTAGTGATTCGTGGCAGCGCCGTTGCTGATGTTGTTCCCGTATTCCCAGGCTGGATCAGCGTAAATCAGTGAGTATTTCATCAGTGGCCACCGTTGAACTGACCAGCCAGGAACCACTGGTCCTCTGGCTTTGCCGTTGATTTAGCCTGGCGCAGACAGCGCTGGCGTTCTTTGAGGCACCGTTCACGCTCGGTGATGAGATCTGAACACTGGAATGCCTCAAACCAGAGAGATGCGGCACGACGGTACAGACCCTTTTCCTGTAGGGCTTTGGCGTTCTTCATCAAATCGGCGGCCCCGGTGTCTACGCGCTGAATCGGCTGACCAAATCCAGCTGAAGCATTCACTGCGTAATAACGGTATTGGGAACCAACCAGTTCGCGGGTGGTGAAGTTGAAATCATGCAGGCGGCATACAGTGCGCTGAACAGAGTCGATGCTGTAATTTGCGAAAGCGTCAGCAATCTCTCGGCTGGTTAAGCCAGGATTATCGGCGATGAACATTTCTAGTGTTTTCATCAGGCTCATTAATTTGCCCCCCTGAAACCTGCAGGAATTTGGCTGTAATCGGTGTTTTTGAAGCTGGATTTGAATATTCCATCTTCTCGGGTCCATTCCCCGTTAACACGTTCAGGACGACCAGCGTTGTTCCAGTTGTTCGCTGACTTCAAATAACCAGGAAACTTTGACGGCTGGAACAGCGTCTGTGGACGGAGGTAGTCGGACATCTTCAGGTCGTCGCCCCACTTGGCGTTGCAGTAATCCACCACCAGCGACAGCTCTTCCACGGTGAACCCTTCGCCAATACGGGCACGGATGTTTTGCAACGAGGTGGTTGAAACCTGATAACGGGAGTTGGTTACGTGGTTCAGGTGAACCAAAACCTGTTTCGCCTGATCGGTGATCAACACATCACGGTCGGGTTGCGACGCAACCGGACAAGAAGGGGTTTTATTCTCTGTAGTACTCTCTGTTGTATTCTCTGTAAGAACATCAGTGCATTTTGACCTGATGACAGCGGTTCGTTTTGACCCGATGGAGCGTTTCACACTGACCTGTTCCATTGGTTCATTTTGACCTGATGGAAGAGCGCATTTTGAACTCCTGGATTTAGTCACTTTGACCTCGTCTAAAAGCTCGCTTTCGTAGTTGATCGTGTAGTAGTTCGTCATGTCGCGCTGGGACTTGTTCAACTGCTCAATTTTGAGCACACCGAGAGTCTTCAGGCGGGTGAAGGTGCGCTTCAGGGTTGACTCAGACCAGAACGGGAACTGCTCCAGCCACTGCTCGTTGGTGTTATAAATCCAGCGTACGCCGTCGCGCTCCAGGCCGGAGTTGGTTTCTTTGAGCCAATAGTTCACCTGCTGCAACGCAATCGCCTCATTGAGGCCAATGCTGTAAGCAAGGTCAGGGTTGATCACTATTGGCCGGGATGGCATTAACAGGCTCATGGCAGTCCTTTAACTCTGTAAATTGGCGCTGGAATTGCTCAAGAGGGCTGAAGCACTCATGTTCGTAACCTTCGCGAAGGTATATAACGCGTCGGGAATCTGGCTCCCACCGGATAACCCGTACCGGGATACCTCGTTGGTCTCTGAACCTGCGATCAAGCTCTGGCATAAGACCTCCGCTTTACGACGCCATACCCCCACGATTGCAATCGCCCGACTGTGGTTACATGGAACCCAGCGGCCTGATACCATGCGCTCATACCGAAACGACGAGGCCCCATGCACCGGAAAGCCACGTAGTTGCGGCAGACGGTGATTTACCGTTAAACTGTTCATGCGTTAGTTTCTCCACTGATACGACACGCCACGACGCCCGGAGCTGCACACTCGCGGGCGTTACTCTTTTCTGGCGCACAGAAAACGCGATACAGTAGCGTTAAATGCTCTTGCCACTTCGCCATCACTTGGTAGCTGTTCTCTTCAATTTGCTCGCGTTCGGCCTGGTCAATGACGCCATCAGCGGTTGCCTTGCGGACAAACTTGGAGTGCTCACTGATCCACTCAATGGTTTCCATCAGGCGCTGATTGATGTCGGCGTTATCCACATCCTCGATATCCACCAGCGGGACGTTGACGCTGTTCGACTGGCGCGATACCGCATCAGCGATGTGTTTGGTATCGCTGGCCTGCTGAAGAACCATCGCCCAGCCCATTGGGAAAATCTGATCACCGCCGGTGCGCAGGCGGTTAAAAAGTGCATCCTCAGTCACGCCAAGCCATTCAGCTGCTTCGGCATAACCACCCGGCAGGCTTGAGATGGTCTTTTTAATTGCCGCCACCAGCCAGGCGGGCTGCTTTTCGACTTGCCAGTGTTGATTGCCCACGGTTAACTCCTTAAATCTGTGGTTTCTGCTATTCCGCTTTCTCGTTACGCTTCTGGTAAAGCGAAGAATCGAATTTGAGTTTTCCTTTAGTGCGTGCATCCGCCTCTGCTGCACGGCCTTTAGGAATTAGTTGGCCTGGGCGAGTCCGCCACTGATAAAAGGCTTCTGGCGATACCCCAAAAAATTCAGCCGCCTTGTTTGGCGAACCGAAGTACTGCTCAAGTTCAGTTGTGGTCATCTCATCCTCCTAAGAATATTTAGATATTATTATCTAATCTTTTTTAGGTCAATAAAAACTAAGATTACTTAGGTTTTCACTTCTAAGGGTTTGAATCGTGGGGACACTTGGCACGCGGTTAAAGGAATTAAGGAAACAGAGAAAGCTTACTCAAGGCCAATTGGGTAAAGCGCTTGGAGTTTCTGATGTAACGGTTGGCTACTGGGAAAGAGATCTGAACGTGCCAGGCGGTAAGTCGCTGACAAAACTTGCTCAGTATCTCAGTGTAACTGAAGGATTTCTTTTATATGGCCGGGAGGATGAAGCTAACGTTGGGCCTGCACCAGTAGCAGCGCAGCAAGTTCCAATCATCAGCTATGTCCAGGCTGGGGCTTGGTCACCTGAGTGCGACGCCAGAAATATCGATGGGACGGTGGAGTATATTTTGACGTCAGAGTTTCACTCTCATTCAACCTTCGCTCTTAAAGTCAAAGGAAAGTCAATGGAGCCCGAGTTTGTCGAAGGTGATGTCATCATTGTAGATCCCGAGCTACATCCAGGCCCTGGCGATTACGTTGTCGCAAAGAACGGCGGTGACGAAGCTACATTCAAAAAATATCGTGCACGCGGAATCAGTGAAGCTGGTGAAGAGATATTTGAACTCGTGCCACTTAATGAAGACTACGCTATCCGCAATTCTGCAAAAGAGAAGATTCATGTCGTTGGGGTTGTTGTTGAACACCGCCGCATGATGCGCCGCAAGTAACTACCCTTCCTCACAGAAAATCTAAACTAGTTTAGGTTTTCTGCTTGACCTTTAATCTAAGTTATTTTAGATTTAATTATAGAAAGCGAACTGGCAGGACGTCCATGCAATAGCGGCCTCAGGCGCATGAAGATGGGTTGATTCGCACCGAATATGGCGAAAGCCGAATGACTTGAAGGCGTTTCTCTCAGGTTTCGCGCTAAAGAATAGCGGGGAGAACCTGGGGCGGTGAGCAAACCCCGCGCGGCTGCACCTTACGCTACAGCCCAGACCAACAAGCCGATTGGCAACGTAATTGCCCTTTTCATTCTTCCCGGCGAGGTAGCGCTGCCGGACTGGGAGGGGTGATTAGACCAACACAACTGAAAGGGTGCTGACGAGCAAGGCATAAGTGACGGTTCGATTACGTACAGCTCCCTTAGATGGGAGGGGTTAGGCGGCCAAATGATCCGTTCGAGTCGAATACCGGCAGCGCTCTTTCAGTTGTGGTGAACGCACAGGCTGATGTGCAGCGGACTTTTAATCCGTGCGGGTACTGGCACAACCAGCCCGAAAGCCGGAGATCGGCACCGGCCACCACAACCAAATCACGTAGCCAGCGTGGTAACCCGTAGTAACGAAAGCTGTGTGTAGTCTTGGCGGTCGGTAGTTGTGAATGTCCTTAATGCCGACCGTCCATTTTCACAGCTGAAAGCGCATTCCTTAATCCATCAGTTATGGGTGACAGGTGTGAAATACTGGAGTGCGCTTCCAGATGTGTGGAGAACTAACCGGCGATGGCATTCGCCCGCTTCATTAAGCGCCCTACCCTGGGTGCTTATTAAAGCGAAGCAAAATCATTTTTCTCGCCGTAAGGCGCGGGATTTGTGCAACCAAAATTCAGCGTCGTGCAGGACGCTTATATAACGGAGAAACTAACCATGACGAACGCACAGACCGTCACAGAGTTACAATCACGCATGACCAGAGAGCAGTTGATCGATGCTGCCCGTAAAGCGGCCCCGCTCCTTCCACTGGCTTATCGCGGGATCATGACCGAACTGGCTAACCGTCTGGACTATACCAGCGTCGCTCTTTGTGAAGCCATGGCACAGCGTAAAGAGCTGGCCACACAGAACGCTACTCTTCGTGAAGACGTAACAAGCTGGGCCAGAGAGTGCGATCGCCTCGAAGAGCGGTTCACCAAAACACCAACCAATATGCACTTACTGGAAGCGCAGCGGGAATTACGCGAACTGCCCTCTGTTGCCGTTAGTGTAAATAACGAGGTGACTCTCTAATGGCTAACTCATTCAAGCAGATGTCCCGCGACGGGACTATCAAGCGCACTGATACCGGAATGTTCATCAACCTCGACGATATTCACGTTCGCGCAGGTTTCAACAAGCGTCATGACGACGATGAACGCACCATCCAGGCAGACGACGAACTGTTTACTTATCTGATGAACGGTGGTTCGGTTCCTCCGTTGGAAGTTATCGCGCGTGATGAAGGTGGCGTGTGGGTTGTTGAAGGTCATCGGCGCCGTCGTTGCTATGAACGCTGCCGCGCCGCGGGTAAGCCCGTGGACCGAATTCACATTATGCCGTTCAACGGGAACGATGTTCAGCGCCTCGCGCGGATCATGACCAGTAACAACCAGCTTCCTCTTTCCGATATTGAACAGGCTGCGGTTATCCAGGAACTGCACAACGCCTTTAACCAGACCACCAGCGAGATTGCAAAGCTGGTCAACAAGTCAGTCGGTACGGTTGAAAAATTACTAACACTCAGCACCGCAAATTATGACGTTCAGCAGGAAGTTAAATCCGGGGCCGTCTCCGTAGATGTTGCTGTTGATCGCGTTAAAGAGTACGGCGAAAAGGCTGGCGAGGTGCTGCAGCACGATAAAGCTGTTGCGGCCGCCCAGGGTAAAACGAAAGTTACCCGCAGCGCTATCGCCCCAGAACTTAGCATCAGGAACGCGCGTCGTTTCGTGGAATTGATGGCCCAGGCTGAAATCAGTGACGAAGGTGTGTTCACCATCCAGGGTACAGCGCTGGCTGAGGCCCTGTCCATTATCGACGAATACAAAGCGATTGCTGAGGCACGAGAAACCTATCGCCTGTCTCAGCCAATCCCTGCCGCTGAGGTACGCGGGAAAATCCTTTACGTGTCACTCGATGGCGAAGAGATCGGGTCGGCCCCTATCTATCGCGGCAAGAACGTGAGCCTCAACGGTGTCGTTACCAGCCAGTCAAAGGCTGTGGCCCACTTTGTTAAGCAGCACAAACTTCAGCAAGAGGCGAATCATGACAACCAGTAAACCAATGACCGGCGAACAGCTGGACGAATTGATGACTGTTGCAGTTCGTATGCAGCGTGATGCTGAAGTTGATCGCAATTTCCCTTCTGCCAACTTCGCTTATGCAGTTCAGGTTGCTGTTCTGGAGCTTCGCCGTACTCGAGAAATTTCCTCGGCGCTGGCTGCGGAGAATGCGGCACTGAAGAAGTACATCTGTGATGAGTGCTATGTGGAGAATATCAAAACTGGTGCTACTAAATGCGCTGGTCACGGTATGCCGTCTACCCCTGCCACCGACGCCTACCTGTCTGAAGTACGCGCTCAGGGTGTGGAGATGTTTGCCCGGGAGATGCACGCAGACATCAGCGAGGCCGATGCTATCGAGTTCGCCGCCAAACTTCGCAAAGGAGCATCAGCATGAAACTGAAAATGCACACCCCGGACGGATCGGTAATTGTCGAAAGCAACCTGGTTACACAGTTCTACCCGGACTTCGAAAGCGGCGGCGAGCTGACCACAATCGAGACGGTTTCTGCTGATGGCTCGGCTTTATCTGTGAAGGTTAAACACTCCTTCCATCAGGTGACCAGCGCGCTTGCTACGGCCTGGAGCGTGGATGAGAAGAAAGCGGAAGGAGCAGCCCAATGACCAACAAACAGGCTCTAACAGTCGAAGCGATCAACCAGGCTTTCGCAGGAACAAATTTCGGCAGAGATGACCTGAAAAACATTCTGGCCGAAACGGTTATTGATGCCGCTGCGGGTTGGCGGTGCGGGTACACGGCTACGACAATCTGCACTCAGCTTGGACTTCTGACACCTAAGGGTAGAGCCTCTGCGTTGGGCTTAAGATTCATCAGTGAGCACGTTCAGCGTGAAACAAAGCGCCTGAAGGATGAGCTGGAAGCCGCAGAGAAGCGGATCGCTGAACTGATGTTGCCAACTCCTGAATTGAAAATGGCTCACCTGATAAACAAATTCTATGAGCGCTATCCGCTGGAAGAATTCAAAAGCGATACAGAGCGGAGCGCGGCGTTGGGTTATTTCATGGCTGGTGCCGAACTGCAGTGCTTCGGTGAATTTATCAATTACGCTGAACTGATGGGAGATGAGTAATGGAATTCACCAAAGAGCAGTTAATCAAAACGGCAAACGCTGAGATTGCCGAATGGGAGATGGTGATAGAGCGTTGCCCCGACAATGCCAAATATCACCAATGGCTGCGCCTGGCTGAAATCGCGATGGCGGCATTGATGACACCGAAGCAGGAGCCGGTTGCTGATGTAGTAGCCTGGTCATCTCCGAGTGAGGAAAGGACCTGCGATATTCGCTGGCGCCGACATAACGTTAAGCCGGGTCCGTTATACACCGCCCCGTCAGTGCTGGTAGTGCAGGATGAAGTACGCGATGCCATCAATCGCCTGCTGGATAGCGATGGTAGTCGAGGTACCTTCAACGCAGTGCGGAGCTATGACGCTCGCGAGGAATTGGAGCGGCTGCTCTCAGCAGCACCGCAGAAGGAGGATCCGCAAATAAAAAAGTAAACCGATGTGGTAGTTGTTGTGACTGGTTCCGCAATGGTTGCGGGACCTGTATTTTCAAAGAGTGACCGGGTGCAGCCGGTAAAGTGGGGAAATTATGTCGCGCATGATGTCTTTAACCGACTGGGCTAAGGAAGAGTTTGGTGATCAGGCCCCCAGCGAGCGTGTATTAAAAAAATATGCCAAGGGAAAAATGATAGCGCCACCAGCTGTTAAGGTTGGTCGATGCTGGATGGTGGATCGCGAGGCCCGTTACGTTGGCATGATGGCCGAACCTGTTCTTCCTGTAAATTCTAATCCCAGATTAAAACGGATAATTTCTGATGGCTGCTAGACCGCGGACTCATAAAATCTCAATACCAAACCTTTACTGCAAGCTCGATAAGAGGACAGGGAAGGTTTACTGGCAATATAAGCATCCTGTATCTGGCCGTTTCCACAGCTTGGGTACCGATGAGGCCGAAGCTAAACAAGTTGCTACAGAAGCAAACACAATTATTGCGGAACAGCGTACCCGGCAAATCCTCAGTGTTAATGACCGATTGGCCAGAATGAAGGGGAAAAGAACAGACATCACCGTTACCGAATGGATTGATAAATACACTGCCATTCAGGAGGAAAGAGTAAAAAATAATGAATTACGGCCAAACTCTTTTCTGCAAAAAAATAAGCCATTGCGCTTGTTTAGAGAGCACTGTGGAATGCAGCACCTTAAAGATATTTCAACTCTTGATATATCTGAAATCACTGATGCAATAAAGAGCGAAGGCCACAACAGAATGGCTCAAGTTGTTCGCATGGTATTAATTGATGTTTTCAAGGAGGCTCAACATTCCGGGCACGTTCCGCCAGGCTACAACCCGGCGATGGCGACCAGGCAACCAAGACATAAAGTTACCCGACATCGATTATCATTTGATGAGTGGGCGAAAATTTATGAGGCTGCTGAACATCAGCAACCATATTTACAAACTGGCATGCTGTTGGCTTTAGTTACGGGTCAACGGTTGGGGGATATATGTAAAATGAAATTCTCCGATATTTGGGACGACATGCTTCATGTAGAACAAGAAAAAACAGGATCTCGTTTAGCCATCCCCTTAACTCTGAGATGTGATGTATTGGGGCTATCCTTAAGAGATGTTGTTTCTAAATGTCGTGATGCTGTAGTGAGCAAATATCTTGTTCATTTCCGTCACTCTACCTCGCAGTCCACAAGAGGTAATTGCGTCTCATCAAGCAGCTTGACCACAACCTTTAAAAAGGCCAGGAACAACTGCGGAATAAATTGGGAAAAAGGAACCGCCCCCACCTTCCATGAACAACGTTCTCTCTCTGAGCGTTTATACAGGAATCAAGGAATAGACACGCAGAAATTATTGGGCCATAAGTCTCGTAAACAAACTGACGAATATAATGATGACAGAGGTAAAGATTGGGTGGTTATCGATTCAAAAACTGGGTGA